CTTACACAAGATACGGTTGATAGAGAAAGATTATCAACTGTTTGTGCATACGTAGTGAAAATGGGACCTCTATGTTACAAAGATGCTAAGTTTGGTAACGAAGCTTGGTGTAAAGAAAAACAATGGGTATTGATTGGTCGTTACGCAGGAGCAAGATTCAAACTTGGTGATGATGCAGAATGCAGAATTATCAACGATGATGAAGTGATAGCAACCATACACGATCCAACCGATATCGTTGCAGTATAAGGAGAACTTATGTCAGAAGAAGTTAAAAACGAAAACGAAAATATAGAAGAAGGCCAAATAGTAGAGTTAGAAGAACCTACTCCTGAGCCTGAAGAAGCTGTACAAGAATCAGAACCTGAGCAAGTTGAAGAGCCTGTTCAAGAAGCTGCGCCATCCGAAGAAGATGAGTTAGCAGGCTATTCTGATAAAGTACAGAAGAGAATTAATACACTTACACGTAAATTAAGAGAAGCAGAACGTGCAAGTGAGTCAGCATACAATATGGCTAACACTTTAAAAACTGAAAATAAGGATTTAAAGCAAAGAGTAGCACAAAGCAGTCAAAGTTTTTTAGGTGAGGCAGAACAAAGATTACAATCTCAAAGAGTGCAAGCTCAAGCAGCTTTGAAAAATGCTTTGGAAACACAAGATCATGATAAGGCTGTTAAAGCACAAGACATACTAGCTAGAATAGCAGTCGAAGAATCATCTATTAAAAATTCAAAAATTAATTTCACGCAAAATACAGATGCACAAGAAACACCTGTCGTGCAACCTGAACAAAAGCCTGCACAACCAGATCCAAAAGCACAGGCTTGGGCAGATAACAATGTTTGGTTTGGCGAAGATCGTGTAATGACCATGGCAACTTTTGGTATACATGAAGATCTTGTTGATGAAGGATTTGATCCTAGCAGCGATGAGTATTATACTGAAGTTGATCAAAGGTTGAGGAAGAGTTTTCCTGCCAAGTTTGAAAAGGTAGAAGAACCAGTTGCAGAAACGCAAAAACCTCAGCAGAGAGTGGCTTCTGCAGCCAGAAATACCCAGGCGACTGGAGGTAAACGTAAAGTTAAACTTTCACCGTCAGAGGTTCAAATGGCTAAGAAGTTAAACGTACCTCTTAACGAGTACGCAAAATTTGTAAAAAGGTAATAACTATGAATAGAGACGATAAGGGTAGGTTTTTAAAACCTGAAAATGACAGAATGACCCGTTCTGCTGATACTCGTGCTAAAGACGTGGCACGCAAACCTTGGGCTCCACCGAGCACATTGGATACTCCACCCGCCCCTGAAGGCTATGTCTACAGGTGGATAAGGGCAGAGACTTTAAACCAAGAGGATAGGAAGAATGTAATGTCTAGACTTCGTGAAGGTTTCGAACTTGTTCGAGCTGAA